CTTTCTACCTTTGTTATTCGGTATGAGAAAATCATACCTTTTTGTTGTTCAAGCTTTTTGAGCGCTTCGCGAGCGCCTTCCGCCTCAGTCACAAACTCCCGTGGCTTCTCGCGTTGGCGCTGGCGAAACATGATTGTGTACTTGTACATTACATCTTCACTTGCTTGGTGATGGCGCTGCGTACACCGCCTGTGTATTGCTTGGCCTGCACGGTATCGAGCCGGCGGTTGATAGCATCCACGATTGCTTCACGGTCGCTAATCTCTGCAAGCATCTGATCTTTGTAGGCCTGTAGCTCCTCTTCAGGTAGGCCATCCACCACCTCTTGCATTTCAAACATTGCGTCTTGGATAGGCTCAGCCTCTGGCGCTTGCCAGTCGTGTGGCTCAGGGTGTTCGCCCTTAATGACTGATCGTGGAATTGCAAACGATTGCACGCCGTCCCCCAGCGCCGCGCTGTTACGTTCAGCCAGCAACTCCTCAGGTGATGGTGTATCAATCATCATGTCATTGTATTGCCCAATGTGTTTTTTGTACTCTGTCATACTTTCCTCAGTTTCATGTTTACAGTGTCCGCGCAAGTGATCACTCAGTGTGTCGAATTGCGCCCACTTGTCGTTAGTTTCTTGGTTTAGGTTTGGTGTGTTGTAGTTCATTATTCCCCTTTCTGTTTTTTGCTTTCAATTTCTTGAGCCGCAAGAGAAAGCATACTAGACGCTTTTTCGATGTGCCCAATTGCGTTTGTAATGTAAATTGGCCTTCTAGAGCTATCTCCGCCCAGTGTGTCGCCCATAAGCTTCAGCGCGTCTGTCATGTAGTATAACTGCTCGCTGTATGTCTTGAGCTTCAGCCTAATTTTTGCTTTATTTGATGCCACGGTTAATCTCCAGTGCTCGCTCATGTACTTTGCGCTTGTGCTCTTCCTTATCGAGCCGCATAGCTTCCTTGATAGCATCCACTTCAATTTGAGCCTTTTCCTTTTTCTCCTTTCGCTTCTCACGCCATGCTGCGTACTTTGGGTTACGCTTTGCAATATAGTCTGATAGTGTCTTACCAGCGTACATGATGCAAAACAACACTACAAAAGCGATCAGTATCGGCCAAGCAATCATTGGCAGAAATAAAAGCAGTAAGATAACAACTAACAACGGCATATTATCGTACCACCTTACTTGCAAGTCTGTCGTTTACGTCACACTCACAGAATAGCCAAACGTTAAATGATGCTGCTGCGATGAAAAACACAGCCAAAATGTTAAATTGTATGATTGCCATGTAGGCCAGCGTAAGTGACGCTGCACACCCGACTACAGCGGCGATTTTGCCGATAGCCGCAATTACTTTAGTTTCCATAATTACTTTATCCTTTCTTTTAAAAGTTGTTTTTAAACCTGATTGTTAAGTTGCAAAGTTCGTCTTGCTCTCGCCCCGTTTGCTTATGTACTTATCATAGCGCAACGTCGTGCATAATGCAATAGAAAATACCGACTTTTTGCCGGTATTTTTCTATAGGCTGTGGAAAACTTTTAGCCTTGGATTAAGCGCATCTTTTTGCCTCTGATGGTATTGCCCACCTTCTCCTCTTCCTCTGCGCCTTGCACAAAGACACGGACGTAGTCTACTTTCACCTCTTGAGGTAGCATCTCCGCTAGGCCGGCAATCCAAGGCCCGCGAAACTCTAGGCCAATGTGCGGCTGCCATTCAATGTCAAATGGTTTGACGCCCGTCATGATCTGGCCATTGATAGTTTCACCTGCTACGATTTTTTCCAGAACAACCTCACCGTCGTAGATAAATTTTATGCGATCCTCTTCAATTGAGAAGGCATACGTGTGAAAGCTATCTACGCCAATGATTTGCTTTTTAAATGTGCCGGTAATAAAGCTACCGCGAGCTGTACCGCCACAAATGTACTCACAAGCAATAAAACTACCATCATCTTGCGGTGATGAGGTAATAGTAACCTCCATACGCTTCAACCAACTGTCATACTCTTTTGGAATTGTCGGCACAAGTTTGAATGTCGAGGACATCCACCGGGACTTGGTCGGCAGCGCCATGCGCGCTTCAAAGTATAAGACGCCTGAAAACTTTTTGACGCTCTGGATAGCGGCAGAGAAAAAATCATATGCTGTGCCGTTGACTACCTTGCCAGCGTCTCGTGTCGCTTTAAACACTACCGCGCCGTCTTCTATGCGACCGTTAGTGTCAAAATTCATGTACGACTTGCGCTGCGTTACAATCTCGCCGCCTTCGATTGGTCGCCACTTTGATCTGTCTAATGTTGGTGTTTTAAACTCATCATTAAATACGGGAGTGTACCCGTTTGTTTTCCAGTTAAAAGCTCCGTCTGGTATATCCATTTCGTTACTTTCCTTATTAAACTCTAAAATTATTAAATGATACCATACTCATATAATAACCGAACCAATACAAAACAGCCACCCTCGCATAGTGGCTGTTTTATTGTGTTTTTGGCTATCTATTTGCCTAGCGACTCGTATACCTGTTTAGCATACACTGCGCGGTTACCTTCGAGTCCGTAGCGCTCCCACTGCTTAAATCCGAGCAGGAGGCCTTGCGGCGTCTCATTATGATCGCGCAAGCGACCCGCTAGGCTTGGATACCCACCTTTCGCGGCGTCCCGTGGCATTTCTACGTTTACAGCCCATACGAGCTGCTCACGCAAGCCACAGGGCATATCTACGCGCCTACCAGGATGCCATTGCGCCAACCCGTCTGCTACTCCGCCGTCGCCTCGTACACCACATGGTGTCACGTAGCTTTCGGCGATAAAGTTGCCGACAAGGTAGGCCGCACCCATCTTGGTGAGTCCTAGCTCACGTAGGATGGCTAGCGTCTCATTAATGCGAGCCACTGACACCTTGGCGTGCGGCGAGGTGGACACTGTCCACGCTTTAGCTTCTGCCTCCGCGGCCAGCTTGGCTTGTACTGCTGCTTGCTCTTTAGCTTGGTTTTCTGCGTCAATCTTGGCTTTAGCCTCTATTTGTTGGCGCGTCTCCACTCCAAGCTTTTCGAGCCGCTTGGCTATCTCGCCTTGCTGCTGTTTGCTTTCCGGCGTTGCTTCGTACTTTGTCGATGCTGCCGATTTGTTGATGTGAGGTACTGCCATTAAGGCTAATAGTATTGCTATGATTCCGGTAGCGGCTTTCACTCCGTCCGTCATCCTTTCCCACCTATAATTGTTCTTCATATGGCACTAGGTGATTATTTTTGTGCCTTCCATAGCATAGCAGCTGTTTGGAAGGCTGCAACAGCGCCCAAGAATGTAGCGGCGTATACCATGAATTTAGGAACTGGCACAAACCATACTGCAATACCAAGTGCGAGGCGGGCTACCAAGTCAATGATGGTAAGGCCCTTTGCAAATGGTTTTGTAACCTTATTAATAATATTTGTGTTTGTTGTGTTAGTGTTTTTAGCCATTGATTTTGTCCTTTCTTTTAATCTTTAGCTGGTCTTATAGTAGCATGCACGACGTTGAGAGTCAATAGATTTTTAAAAGATTTTTTTAGGGGTATGCGCACACGTGCGGAGGGGTATGCGCGCTGATGCGCAGGGGTATGCGCACACGTGCGGAGGGGTATGCGCAAATTTGCGCAGGTATATATATAGACAACATAAATAAATAACATAAATTAATAACATAACACTGACGCGCTCGCTTTGCTCGCTTGTCCGCGGCAAGCCGCGTGGCAAAAAATGGACGGTTTGGATGGTAAAAAATCAGCTAATAAAATGGCAAAAATCTATTGCTATTTAATCCGGCTTGGTGTATTATTGGAAGTACAGGAGTGAACCAACAATAATGCAATTATCGAGGATCACCACCGAGCTTCTCCTGTGCTCGGTGGTCGCGTCCTCGGGACGTGAAAGGAAACAGAAACATGACAATCAAGGAATTGTACAAGAAAGATCCAGTAGGCATAACAGCAATGTGCCTGATCAAATCTGGAGCGTGTAAACAATTAGGGTCTGCTATTCTAACAGCTAAAGTTTACATGTATATTTATGAAAAAAAATGAAACAGTACAGCATATTGGCATCACGGGCTCTTTTGTTACTCCTGTTGATATTGCGAAACACTTCTCTATTACAAGAGCACAAGCAAAGTATGCAACATACAGGTTGAGAGGTGTTTGCGCGGTTGATTTTGTTTATGGAAAATACATAGCACCTTATTATAAGGTTGTTAACCCAGAAAAATTTATAGAAAGGTTTGAAGACTGACAATGGACTTTGGAGACAGAAACCACCAGGCCGGCTGGACAGGCTACATGAACGCCGACGTACGGTATGACAAGCGTTTGAATAGTACAGCAAAAGTAATTATGGTTGAAATATCAGCGCTTACTAACATGAAAGGTTACGCATGGTGCACAAACCAGTATCTAGCAGATGCATTTGACCTTTCAAAGTCACAAGTATCACGCATTATCAGGCAGCTAGCAGAGTGCGGCTATATCAATGTCTACCTAAACCCGGGTGGCGAGCGTTACATTACAACCACTAGTGATGATCGCCCCGTGCCTAGCGGTTTTAAAAAAGACTACACAAAAAAGCCAAAAAGCGATGATAAGCAAAATGATGAGCTGCTAGAAGAGGCAACCACTGTTGATGAGCTTTTGCCAGAAGAAAAAGAGATTGTGGATACTAGCGAGACGGAGATGCGCGAGCTTACCACAGCAGAGCAATGTGCACTACAAACAAAGAACATCGAGGCCGACAACTACGACCGCCGCAACAATGTCATTGACGAGGATTTGTACCACAAGCTTAAGCTAGAGGTAATTGCTGAATCAGACGCCAAGAAAGCCGAAGAGGAGGCAAAGAAACAGCCAGAACAACCCGCAGTACAGCAGATCGAGGCCAACACCAGCAACACTAACAGTGCGGTAGCAACAACCACAAACAACAATATCGCTACAACTAGCCCTTACGGAGAGCTTGCAACGCCAATGACCGGCACACGCAAGAACTACGACCCGGCAGAAAAGGCATTTTACGAAGCGGCAAAATCTCTTGGCGTAACAATCACAAACCACAATCAGGCACGTAAGTGGGTAAAGGAAGTGGTACGCACTCGTGGGCTAGAGTCGGCAGTAAACTACTTTGACTTTATGCGCATCGCCTTCCCTAGATGGCAGTACGAGTTTAAACCAACAGTTAAAACAGCATACGACCTTGTAACCAAGGCAGCACAGATCGAGCAGCTTATACAGAGACAGAGAGAGGAGAAGGCCCGCAAGATCGATTACGACAACATAGACTTTTACGGTGACGCAAAATAAAATAAACTAGTAACAAATAGGAGAAAACACAATGCCTAAATACCAACTAACCACCTACGACGGTAAAACCTACACAGTACAAGAGGATGACCGCGAGAAGGTAAACAAAATGATCAGCTACTTTGAGCTTATGCCAGTGAAGATGGCAGACGGCACAACGGAGCTATTTGCCAAAAACTCTGTGCAACATATGAAGATGATACAAGAGGAGAGTAAACTACCACCAGAGCAGCGCCTCGCCATGGGCGGCCAGAAGGACAACCGCAGCGAAGGGCCAGAAGCTGAGGCTAACAGGGCTTGGCGCGATGAGTGCGGGCACGACTACAAGCGTATGGCTAATAAGCAAGAGCGCGACGCTTTTATCGCAAATTGGCTTGAGGAGAACACCCAACAATAAAAGTTGGGTTTTTCTTTAAAAAAGTGTTGACTTTCTAACGTCGAGCATATATACTGAAACTATCAACAACTTAAGGCGAAAGGACAATAGCCAAATGAGTATTATCAACACAATCAAAAACTTTATCGCTAGGCGCAAGCAAGAGCAGCAAGAATGGGACGACGTAGACCAAATGCTAAACGAAGCGCTGGTAGATACCTACCTGGAGAAGATGTAAAATGTCGGGCAAAACTGAAACTACAGTAAAAGCAATCCTTGAAGCACGCGGCAATAACGGTACGTGCAAGCACTGTGGCCGTAAGATCCAGCTTTACAAGTATAAGATCACACCAGCTATGGTTTACATGCTGAAGGATATGGGGCGCATTACAGCCCGACAAGCAGCAGAACACCAAAGCAACCCGCGCCACGTCGACTCTGGCGAGATTGACCGGCCATTTTCTGTGCGCACACAGATGACCAAATTGCGTCTCCACGGTCTAGTAGCAAAGGTAAAGGACGCCAAAGGCAAGCACATACCACGCACCTGGACTGTGACCAAGAAAGGTTGGAAATTCCTCGCCGGCAAGCCAGTACAGGCACGCGTAACCGTTTATAACAACACGGTGCTTGGCCACTCTGGCGGGCTGTGTGTGATCGATCAGATTGCCGGAGCGTCTGGCGACTACATCGTCGAGCCCATTACCGAGGATGAGAGTAAGCAGCTAACAGCCACAAAAGGCCAAGCCGCTAAAGATAAAGCCAAAGAACTAGGTTTGTGCTAATATACAGATAAGGGCCGTGCAGCTTGTCCCACGCGGCCCTTATCATTTAGGAAAGGACACTATGAAGATTGAGCACATCAATATAAACCAGCTAAAGTTTGACGAGAGAAACCCCCGCATCATCGATAAGGATGAGTTTGCGGGGCTTGTGTCGTCTATAAAGACATTTGGCCTCGTCGACCCTGTCATTATCAATCACGACAACACAATCATTGGCGGCCACCAACGCACACGAGCTGCCCAAGCTGCCGGCCTTATTGACGTGCCATGTATCCGCCTTAACCTAGACGAGCACGACAAGATCAAGCTAAACGTGCTACTGAACAGCCAAGCTATTAGCGGCCGCTATGACGAGCTAAAGCTTGAAGAGATTCTAGACGAGCTAAAATTTGACCAAGATTACCTGGAGCTACGACTAGACAAACTAGAGATTAAAGACCTAGATACCGAACGGCTCATATCGCCAAGCGGCACGAAGCTAATGCCTGAGTCTGTCATAGACGGACGCAAGCTAGACTGGATCAAAAGCGATGAATTGTGGGCGGAGTCGGGAGTAGACACCGGAGAACGTAGCCCCACGCTGTACCAAACGCTGTATGAGTGGTTTTGTCCGCAAGGTGGCCTCATTATGCATCTTAACCCAACAAACGGTGCACCGGGCCTCGTAGCGGCTAAAAACGGTTATAACTTTATTGGCTTGCAAGCTAACGATGCAGATTTAGAAGCCGAAGCGGCCGAGATACTCACGCCAAACGACGGTGGGCTAGCCTACGTGAACGGCGACATTACCGGTTACTTTATTGACCACCCCGACAAGACAGTAGACCTGGTGCTATACGACATGAACACAGACGATAAGCATAGCGACCTGCTACTGTCTGACCTAGCCAAAAAGATGAAACCCAACCGCTTTATCATTGCCATTGGCAACTATGAGCGTGCAGACGTGAAGAACGGCGGCGCAATTAATGACGTGCCATACCTCACCCAAAAATATATCGACGACTACAACGGCCAAGTTGACCTGTACAACCATATTATCTTTATAGAGAACACAGACACAAGCAAGTACGCTGCCAAAAACTTTAACAACGTACGCAAAGTCGCCCGTATCCATACAGACGTAATGGTATACACTAATGGCGATCCAGATAAAGCGATCGACGACTTTGCCGTTATCGACTTTTCCACAGATAAATAGCAAAAACATCTATTTTTCTATTGTTTTTCGTCGTGCATTTGCTATAATAAGAGCAGATAAGTAAGACGAAAGGATACTAAACAGGGCGAGAAATAACTATTACACATAACACAACTAAACTTGAACATTAAAAATTAGGAGTAAAGACCATATGGCCAATTTACAAAACCGTATCGAAGACCGCAACAAGGTAATGCGTGCAGCTATGATGTACATGGCGTGCGAAGCTGCTCGCACTATCTTGCTTGAGCAAATAAACAACAAAAACAGCAAGGTTGATTTGACCGCAGAAGACATTGTAGACCTTGCCATTATGCAAAACCGTGCGACTTGGGCGCTCGAAGCCTCTCATGTCATTGATGACATTAAGGCAGATTTGAGGAAGCGCAAGAAAATTCAAAAGCTCGCACTTGAACAGCAATAGTAAAACAAAGGGGGAAAATGGAAGTAGACCCAAAGATGCGCGCCCTCATGCTGATCGTAGCAGACACTGTGATTGAAGGCTTTGGCAAAGATAAGAACGACTTGCCAGAAGTAACAAACGCAGAAGAGCTATTCGAACAGCTAATGGCGTACACAGCAGCGAACGGACGCGAGGCAGTAGCCCGCGTGCGGCGCGACATTGAACAAATAAGAAAGGGGGCAAATGATGGCGACAAATAGCCAAGTACTAGACATTCGCGACGGCCTCGTAAAGTCGGGGCTTGAGATTACAGACGCTGAGCAGCTCATTAAAGCTTACGGCGCACCATTCACTGAGGTTGGCGAGATTCTCGCTACTTACAAAAATATTGTGGTAACTGACATATCGCAAAAAGAGGAGATGCAGAAAGCTCGCAAGATGCGGCTTGCACTCCGCGGCCAGCGCGTCAAGATCAAAAAGACACACGACTTTCTGAAGGCAGACGTGTTGAAGCAGTCAAAGGCAATCGACTTTGTAAACCGTGAAGCGGCAAAGGTTATCGGCGAAGCTGAGAAGTATCTCGAAGATCAAGAGAAGTTTGCCGAGAATCTCTTGAAGAAACAGCAAGAGGAAAAACTGGCAGAACGGCGTGCCAAGTTAATGATGTACACAGATGACATTAGCTTGTACGAGCCGACTCTTACTAGCTTGAGCGACGAGAAGTTTGAGCAGCTACTCGCACAGCTGAAGCAGGCCAACGAAGACGCCAAGGCAGCAGCAGAAGCCGAAGAGGCCAAGCGCAAGGCAGAAGCTGAGCGCGCAGCCAAGGCTGAAGCTGAGGCAGCAGAGGCCAGGCGTAAGCAAGCAGAAGCAGAAGCAGAAGCCGCACGACTCCGCGCTGAGAAGGAAGCAGAGGAGAGGGCCAAGGCTGAGGCGGAAGCTAAAGCGGCCGAGGAAGCTCGCAAGGCAGCGGCAGCACCAGACAAAGAGAAGATCATGGCCGCTATCGACGCTATCGAGTTTAAGGTAGAGGGGCTCACAGATCTACAAGCTATGGAGTTTGCCGAGAAGATCGCGCAGCACCTCGAAACAGTCAAAAGTAATTACAAGATTAAGGCAGGCAATCTATGACAGCAAAAGAATTTAAGGAAGTACTAAAAGGCCTAGGATTTGACGTTGAGCGTGGGGCAAATCATTGTTATGTTGTACGCGGCAACGATACTTTTGCAAAAATCTCTAGATGGCGTATGCGGTATATCGATACCTACTATTCAGCGTTAAACAATCTTGATGAAAAAGAAAGTTTAGCGATCATGGCAGCAGTCTTTGATTTTACTAATACGCCAGTAGACAAGCGCGATGACGATGACTACCGAGTGTACACTACATGCGAAGACGATGGAGCTGTAGGCTATAAGCTGTATGTCACAGGGTATGGTAAAAACGGCGAAAAGCTAGCACTCGATACCGCTATCTCATCATCGCTTTGGTTGTCATACGAAAAAGCACAGACGGTTGCGGAGCGTGTTGGTAAGATTGTTGGTAGTAAGTTTGAGATTGAGAGGGTCGACGATGACGATCAGTGAACTTGAGTATCAACTAGCTGACATGGGTTTTAAAGTTCGTGGCGGTGAGGACAACCAATACTACTATATCGACGATATAGACAATAACGGCTATGCGTATATAGACAAAAACAATAGGTTTCTCATTGATACCGACACTAACTGGTTTAAGGATTTGCAAACCAAGAAACGCAAGCGCCTATTTAACGCCCTTATGGAGGTAGCCGACAAGATCATAGGCATGCTGCCGCCAATAGCAGCGATTAAGAAAACAAAAGTAGCAGTAGAGTAGAAAGGGAAAACAACAATGGCAAAAGGTTTTAGCAAAGCAGTAGTCATGGGCAACCTAGTCCGTGACCCTGAAACGAAACAAACAAACAGCGGGCACAGCGTAACCGGCTTTACGCTCGCAGTAAACGGTCGAAACGATGACGTTGCGTACATTGACTGTACGGCATGGAATAAGGGCGGCGAGACAATCGCGCAGTACCTCCACAAAGGTGACGTGCTGCTCGTATCTGGCCGACTTAACCAAAGCCGCTGGCAAGACAAGGACGGCAACAATCGTAGTAAGATCGATGTGGTGGTAGATGAGTTTGCTTTCATCGGCGGCAAGAACAATAGCGATGGTAGTAGCACACAAACAGCCCCACAAGCTAACTACGACGAGCCAGCACCAGTGTCTGACATTAACATCGCAGACATTCCATTTTAATAAACAGGCAAAACAAACATGGAATATGAGACAGTAGAGATAAAGTACCGCGACGAGGAGACAAAAGGCATCGGTGTACCAGCTGGCGTGTGGGTAGCGCGCCGGCTGAGTAACGGCGAGGTATTCAGCTACGGTACACTCGAAGGCTTAAAACAAAAGGCGGTTGCACGACGTTACAACTACATTGTGTACCGCAAAGACAATAAGCTTGGTGGGTATATCGCAGACGAAGTATTTGACTGTACAAAAGGGGTACTTGGCAAAGACTGGCACAAAGTGTAGAATACTGGTAGCTGTGTGTGGGCGCAGCTGCCAGATTCCTCCTTTATGGTGAGACGCAGCAATTGTTGCGTCTCTTTCTTTTGGTGTATAATGTGACCATGGCAACAACAAAGAAACGCGGCCTAGATGCAAAAAGCGACACTGAGACGAAAGTGCCGCCAGTTAAGCGTCTGGATATAACAAACAACGACATTAGCAGTGGCGAGATTACAGATATGCGTTTGGAGATGGTGCTAACGCAGATCCTAAACGGTGCGCGCACATCAATCATCAAGCAAACAATCAAGCAGCAATGGAATATCGGCGAGCGCCAAGCCCAAAAGTATATTGCGGCAGCTAAAAAGCGTATCAAGGCCTCATACGAGGATCAGATGCCGGACTTTGTAGAGACACAGCTTGAAAAGATAAACCACGTGTACTACGAGGCTATGAGAAACGGAGAAAGGGCAAACGCACTAGCAGCGCTAAAGCAAGCCGCACAGCTTGTAGGAGCTGAAGCACCGACCAAGTCGGAAACAACAGTAAAAATATCTGGTGCGATAAAGGGCATGAGCGATGACGAACTTACAAGAATCATCGAGGGAGTTGCTGGAACTGAAAGCAGCAGCAGTGATGGAGCTGATCGAGCGCAGAGCAGTTGATGACTTTAACTACTTTGTGAACCATGTGTTCGCCCTCTCATTCCAAGATGACTTTGTGAGTGGGCAATACGTTGCTGATGTATGCGAGCACATGGACAAACACCCATACGCTATGTACATTACAGGCCGTGGCCACTTTAAGAGCACACGCCTGTATGCTCGTCTCATGTGGCACTTATTACGCTTTAAGAGAGAGAAGCGACGCAGCCCGGTAGAGGGTTGGTACTTTAGCTACAATAGCGAGCTAGCAGCCTATCACTTATCCAAGGTACGTAGCCTCGTAGCTATCAACCCATTTTATTCAGAGCTAACCAACTACAAGAGCCAAACAGACTCTGTGCTTGGCTTTGCAAAGGTAGGCCCGAACCAGACACTCGACAAAGCGCCCAAGTTTCTTGTAAAGCCCGCCGGCCTCCTCGCCTTTAAGCGCGGTATCCACGCCAACCTTATCTACGTAGACGACCCACTAAAAGACCCCGAGAATAAGCTGAAGCCTACCGTCATTCGTAAGATCAACCGTATCGTCTCTACAGAGCTACTGCCTATGGTAAACAAAGGTGGTGAGTGTTACGTTGTTGGTACGCCGCAGACAAACGATGACTTTTTCTTTGACAAAGGACTGAGCACGCTATTTGCCCAATGGTTTACGCCGGCCATCCTAGATTGGAAGGCGGAGAAGGTACTATGGCCCGACTTTTACACGTTCGATGACCTTATGAAGATTAGGGCCGCACAGGGAGATAAGACATTTAACCAGGAGTATATGGCACAGCCAGTCTACAACGAGGACAGCTATATCAACCGTGAAGCCCTAGAGAGCGTGGCCACAGAGTTATGCTGGAAAAAGAAAGATTGGAATAAGGCGCTAGCCGACGCTGTAGTTGTAGGCGGCTTTGACATTGGCAAGAAACGCCACCCAAGCCACCTAGCGCTATTCATCAAAAAGTATAGCGAGACAGAAGACGGCGACGAGATTATAAGCTACCGGCAAATATACTCATTCTGGATGGACGGCTGGCAGTATGAGAAGCAGTATAAAGAGCTAAACCAGATATGCGAACTATTCAATGTCTCTAAACTGTACTATGATAATACTAGGGCTGAATTTGAGGGATTTGCTGAGCAGGGATTACTAAACCCTGTTATGGAACCAGTGACATTAAACGCCAAGAACCAAACCAAGATGGCCGCTAACCTAGACATGCTCATAACCAACAACCGTATTAATCTGATCAATGAGCAAAGGCAGACGAGCCAACTCCTCATGGTAGACAATGCCTTGCAAGCGCTCGAGTCTCCAGAGGGACATGGTGACTCATTCTGGAGTATCTGTATGGGTATCTCTAATGAGGATGAGGGCGATATTTGGATTCGCTATTAACAATAATAGGATGATAAGCTAATGACCAATAACAAAGGATTATTGCAAAGGGTGTACGACGCAGTACTAAACCGGCAAGAGAAGCCGGCGGAATCACGCGCCAACTACCTGAGCGATGACGGCGGAGTATATTCGTACAACGCTGGTATGCCATCATTCCAAGGTGGCAAAATAAAAGAGTACAAAGACAAAGCAAGCCAAGTCACAGCCAACAAAGGCTGGGTTTTTGCTGCTAACGACTTTATCGCTGAAGCTTTCAGTGGTGTTGAGTTTCAACTCGTAAAGACAGACAGGAACGGCAACCGCCAAACGATTACCGAGCATCCTATTTTGTCATTGCTACAAAGCCCGACAGACAGCCAGCACGGTATGCAGATGCTGTACCTCCACGCTAGCTACCTGAATATCAACGGCGAGAGCTACATTGTGCCGACAGGCGAAAACACCGAGATGCGTGGCCTACCAGCAGCGCTTACTGTATTACCTGCTCATCTAGTAGAGTACAAGGTAAACAAAGACACTGGCGATGAGATTATGCGTTATGGTGACTACTACTGGATGAACACAGACACAGAGCGTCAATTTTACCGTGACTACCGGCCGAACCCAGCTAGCCCGCGCAATGGTATGTCGGTTATTCAAGCCGCAGCTGGTGCAGTAGATACTGACGATAAGGCTGTAGACTACAACCAGCGCTTTTTTGCTAACAGCGCACGGCCTAGTATGATCATCGAGTCTGAAAAGCAGATGACAGACGTAGCGTTTAGGCGGCTAAAACAGCAGCTTATCGAGTTTTACAGTGGTGGGCAAAACGCTTATGTACCAATGATCCTTGGTGGTGGGGCGTCTGCCAAGCAATTCGTTTTGACCCAACGCGATATGGATTTTCTAGAAGGCCGCAAATTGAGCCGTGACGAGATACTGGCGATGTTTCGCGTGTCTCCAGCGCTGCTTGGTATGATCACATCGGCTAACAGGGCGAACATGGAAGCGGCAGAGTATCACTTTGCCAAGTATACATTGCTGCCACGTGTCCGTGCCTTCTGTAACTTTATTAATAAATATGTGATTGATCCGTTCGACCCATCGCTAGAGCTTACCTTTGTGGACTTTATACCGAGCGATTCGAGCGTAGAGGCTAGCGCTAACACAGCAGCTATCAATAACTGGATGACGGTTAATGAAGTACGCAAGACATTAGACCTGCCGCCTATCGAAGGTGGTGACGTGTTGTACCGTCCATCTGGCCGTGTAGAGATTGGCAAGAGCGAAGAGAGCGAGCCCGAGTCAAAGGCAGAAGACAAAGAGCCTGAAGCGTCTGACAGCGACGAGGACAAAGAGCGGGGCAACAAAGAGCAAGACGAGAAGAAACTGGCAGACGAAGCCAAGAAACGCGCCCGCCGAGAGCTAGCCATCATGCTGAAGCGCGCAGCCAATCAAAAAAAAAAGAGGGTAGAGAAGCGAGCCGCTGATAGATTCCAGCAAGGCGAAAAGCGGGTGGCAGACATGCAGCCACGGCTCGATAAGTACGAGGCAAGCTTTAGAAAGGCCGCCCGCAAGCACTTTGAGGCGCAGCGTAAGGCTGTGATTGAAGAGCTAAACGAAGTGAAGGACGGCAACCGTAGCTTGGCCAAGCGTGACATTGACCCTGTCTACAAGCAGCTAGCGCTCATTATGAGCGATGAGCAGTGGGATATTAACTTACAAGATGCGCTTATGCCGCTGTATACCACGCTCATGAAAGAGCAAATCAAGGACGCCTGGGCGCAGCTGCCAAACTTTAAGCCGCCTAAAGACGTGCCGGCCGTCTCTGAGTTTGTAAAGCAGCGCGCACGCAAGATCGCTGTAGACATTAACGACGAGAGCCAGAAGCAGATACTGCTGACGCTAGCCGAGGGTATCGATAAGGGCGAGAGCCGCAACGAATTACGCGCCCGTGTCGAGAACATATTTGGCGACATGAGCAGCAAGCGAGCAGACCGCATTGCGCGCACAGAGAGTGTACGAGCTGCCAGCCAGGCAGATATATACGGCTGGGACGATTCAGACATTGTGACCGGCAAGGAATGGCACACCAAGCTAGGTGACGCCTGCCCATTCTGCCAAAGCCTTAATGGCAAGATCGTGGAGCTGAACAAACCGTTTGTGGAGCTAGGCGACAGGCTGGAGGTTACGACAACCAGCAAAGCAGGTAATCCGGTAACGCACACGCTGAAGGTAGACTACGAGCCTATGGTAGGCCCACCAAGCCATCCTAACTGTCGTTGTGTACTCTTGCCAGTAATAGTTGACCAGTAATAGAATAAAGCTAGGAGATAAACCATGAACATTATTTTACGTAACAGCGTACCCCAATCAGTAGATGAAGATAACCACACCGTGCGTATCCGGTTTACTGATGAGTCTGTAGACAGCTACGGTACTAGCCTGAAGTTTGACGGCTGGGACTTTAAGCGCTTTATGGACAACCCAACTGTGCAGCTGGATCATTACAGCGACGCAGCAAGCAATATCGGTCGCGTCCTGGAGATTATTCCAGTGCCTGACGAGCGGGCCTACGATGCTATTGTGCAGTTCGACGTAGACGACATGAGCGAGTACGGCGGTAACTGGGCGTGGGGTAAGGTGTCACGTGGCTTTCTCCGTACGTGGAGCGTTGGGTTTGAAAACCTGGTAAACGAAGGGCTGGAGTATCTGAAGAACCAGCTGTTTGAGATTAGCCTGGTTGGTATACCGTCCAACACAGGGGCTACCACTCGTGCGTTAAATGATGGTAGTATATCTGAAGAGGAGGCAAGGGGCTTGATGAAACGCTACTACAGCGAAGCACGCAAGCTTGAGGCAGCCCTCGACAATACAACAGCTAAACCAAAAGGGGCACGTATGAACAAAGAGGAACTACAAGCGGTAATAGCAGAAGCTATGAAACCATTCCAAGAGCAGCTAGCAGCTTTAGAAGAAAAGCTAGCCACCGAAATTGCACCAAAAGCAGAAGCCAAGACCGAAGAGGATACGCCAGCTGAAGTTGAGCCGAAAGCCCCGGCAGAAGCTACCGAAGATAAAGCGGCCACAGAGGACGCCAGCACAGAGGTAGACGAAACCGAGACGATCAGCGATGAAGAGGCCGAGCGCATCATTGCAGAGTTTGAAAAGGAATTGGCCGAAGATGAAGGTGATGAGTCATTAGGTTATTAAAGTAACGATAACAAAGGATACAAAGTAAATATGCCTTACACAAAGGAACAATTGGCCGCAGAGATTGAGAAGCGCCAAGCAGAGGCTCGCAAGCAGGCTGAGGCACGTGCTGCCCGACACGCCAAGATGACCGAGCACAACAAAGAAATGAGCGAGAGCGACCGAGGCCGCGCACAGACCCGTGCATGGTTCGACGCTGTCCGGACTGGTAATACGCAGGAACTACGCCGCATCGACAGCGAAGTTGCTCGCGAGTACGCCGACATTGACATTGAAGTACGTCGCATGGGTTACCGTGCAGACAGCCAGAACGTCACCACGCAGGCTGACGGCGGTTACCTCGTGCCTACCGTCATTGAGAAGGCTATCGTTGAGAAGATGGTGGACGTTGCACCTATTCGGCAGTTTGCTACCGTTATTAGCAACGCGCCCGCCAACCTCCGTGTGCCTGGCCAAGTTAGCCGGCCACAGGTAGCTTGGACAGCTGAAGAGGCCAACTACAATAAGACAAAAGCGACCTTCTCTGGGTTCGACATTGTCGCTAAAAAGCTTACCGGTATTGTGCCTCTTACTGAAGAGTTTCAGCAGGACGCAGCCGCGTTTAGCGTTGTTGAGCAGCTTTTGACCAAGCAGCTCGCTGAAGAGATTGCCTACCAAGAAAATATTGCTTTCTTGGCTGGTGACGGCACGAGCAAGCCACGTGGTATCCGTACCCGCAAGACTGCTTTGCCAGCAGGCCAGAAGATCAACATGGGTGCTAACCTTGCAGCGCTTAACTACGACGTTGTGAAGAAAGCTTACCGTGCTATGCCTATTAGCTACCGCCGCAATGCTTTCTGGGTTGGTAACACTAACTTGGTTACGCAGCTTGACACCGTCAAGGACACCACGGGCCGTTACATCTACACTCAAGACGTGCGGGATGGCTTGCCATACGACAAGCTGCTTGGCCTGCCATTTGTAGAGGTTGACTCAACTGCTATGAACTTTGACGAGCTGTGGCTTGTAAACAAAAACTGTTTCTGGATCACTGACGTTGCCGGTGTACGCATTGACTTTGGTTACGCTAACGGCGACTTTGAGAGCGGCCGTAACAGCCTCCGCGTGATGAAGCGAACAGGCGCAAGCCCGCTGATCACTGACGGGTTCGTCATGGCAAGCGTGAATGGTGCTTAATTAAAAGAAAGGACACACTAAATGGCACACATCGTATTTACAGAATGTTTGGACGTTTACGTACCAGGTGACCACCTGTACCACGTAACCCAAAAGAAACTTGACTACCTGGACATGCTGACAAAGGTTTACTTTGACGGCGAGCCACGGTACAAGATCGTTGAGACTCACGAGCAAGAGGAAGCCCGCGAACAGGCTGCCTACATTGCCGAGAACAAAGACGCTTGGCAAGTTGAAAAGGACGCGCTGATCGCTCGCTACAAGGCTGGCGACCAGTACGCCGCTCGCGAGTGGGAGCTGTCCGCATTTGCTGATGAGCCAGAGTTTCCATACGAGAAGGTACTCACCGAGATGGAAGCAGAGGAGAAGGCAAAGGCTGAAGCTGAAGCCGCTGGTAAAGACGAGCAGCCACCTGCTGAAGGTGCTGGTAAGGACAAGAAATAGCCAACAGGCTGTGACTTGCGAAGGGGATGGCCTGGAGGCTGTCCCCTTTTCTGTTTATAGGAGATAATAAAGCTATGGCTATAGTTACATTAGACGAAATAAAGAAACAGCTGGGTATCACCGGCAACGATAGGGACGCTGAGCTACAGATGTACATCGACATGCTGCCACAGTGGCTGTATGACATTACGGGCGTTTGGTTCGGCTCGCTAAAAACAGAGACAGAGATACAGGATTACAGGCCTGTGGTGTTTCTGGACAACGTGTACATCAAACAGGTGTCAAAGATCAAGCAAGGTAGGATCACCGACGAGACCACAGAGGACAGCCTGAGCGAAGTACATGGCTACAGTGTGGACAATAAGACCGGCCGTATCACACTGTCTACAACAGGTTATAAAGACCAATACGAGCGGACAGACTACGACCAACTCCATATTACTTACACGTACGGGCTTGAGGACGTACCAGCAGCCGTGAAGATGGCCGCTATCCTTATGGTTCGCGGTATGGCTAATGAGATTAGCAGCGGCGGCACTACAGTCACGTCTGAGCGTGTGGGCAACTACCAGAAGACGTACAGCGTATCAAAGAAAGAACAAACACTGTTAGCGCCGTTTGTGAGGATGCTCGTATGATTAGCGCCAACATGCTACGTCATACCGTGACCGTCAAGCGCCTTATGAAGACGCAGGGGATGGTGCAGAAGACGCAGGCTGTTATGAGTGGCGTGCCTTGTACCATCCTGCCTATGAGCCGCGAGAACAGCGTGGCGTACAATATCAGTGCTTACAAGGCGTTTGATATGTACGCCAACACCGACAAGATCAAGGTAAACGACACTGTGACTGATCAGTCTGGGCGCAACTACGCCGTCAAAGCGCTTAACCCGTACGAGAACTTTGATAGCGTGACTCACTCACATTATGTGCTGGAGCTTGCCGCGTAATGGCTACCTATATCAAGGTTGATACTGGTAATGTGCCGCAACTGGGCCGTAGATGGCGCGGAGAGGCCTCTGGAGCTGTCCAGCGCATCTTGGCTAATGGTTCGGTAATAGTGCAGCGATCGATGCGTAAAAACGCCCCTGTGGGTGTTACACAGCGTCTGGCGGGCAATATCCAGCGCACCGTCGGCAACGGAGAGGCGAAGATTACACCATTGAGCAAGTACGCGCCTGTTATCGAGAAGGGCCGCAAGCCAGGCAGCCGCATACCGCCGTGGAAAAACGAAGACTTTCAACGATGGGTGCGGGCCAAGCTAGGTAACGTGTCGCCATTCGTGGTAGCACGTTCGATTGCTCGTAAGGGTACGCAGCCGCAGCCATTTATCGAGAAGACGTACAAAGAGACTGAGCCGCAGATACAAGAGTATGCAGCACGGGCTATAGCAAACGTAATAAGCAAGTTGGAGGCGTAACATGCAAAATAAGATCAGCAACAAATTAGTAGAGGTAGTAAAGGCTATCCGTGACGAAGACGGCAACCCTGTGTTTGCTGAGGTTGTGGACTATGACGACGGAGTCAATAAGTACCAGGGCTACCCTGCTGTGATGATCGTACCAGATGACGCACCAGCCGAGCTTGGGCAAAACACTGAAGTGCATCGCCGTGAGGGGTTCAACGTCATTGCTATCATTCCTATGAATGAAGACGAGAGCAAGCGCGCAGAGGACTTTAAGAACATGCGCATACTGTCTGGGCTTATTCGTGACGCTATAGACGACACGGTAGACCTAGACGGGCTACGACACCGCGGCAAAGACCGTGTACTAGGCGTTGTGCCAACGTCTGCCGGCTGGAGTGTGGCAACCGAGCCCGTTATGGCTTTGGTGGCTACAATCAATGTTATAGTGCGTTACGACCACTACACAGGTAACTAGTAAATTGTTTATAATCAGGTAGGAGTATGAACATGAACAATAACCAATCACCAAAACGTACCTACTTTAACCCCGAGACCGGCAAGACCGTTGAGGCCACGTCGGCACAAGAGGCGGCTTTAAGGTTCGACAATATGATCAATGAGACGTTTGATGAAGCTGAGCCAGTAGAGGCTGAGCCTGATACATCAGATGATAAAAGTAACACGGAGGCCAAATAATGGCAAATATCGACTTTATCGGTCGGCGTATTAGCTATGGTATCGCCAAGGAAGCTACGCGTGGCACAGCAGCTGCTACCGCGGCTCACTGGATACCTCACCTGAGCGCTGACCTACAAGACAAGCACGAGAGTGCACTTAACAACAGCGCCATGGGCGTGATCGACCTAAACAACGACGCCATCGTTACGCAGATTTGGAGCGAAGGTAAGATTGAGGGAAAGATCCAGGTAGAAAGCTTTGGGCTTATTCTGCTTGCTGCCCTTGGGCAAGTCACGAGCGCTGCCGGCGCAAAGGCTGGCACATTCAAGCACAGCTTTACCCGCCTTAATAGCAACCTGTCGCCAAGCTTGACTATCTTTGAAAAGTCACCAGCTGCTGACCTTAAGTACGAGCTGTCGTGCCTTAAGAGCCTTGAAATTGACATTGTTACTGGTGAGTACGTGAAGTACACCGCTGACTTTATCGGTCGCCGGGGCACTCCTGCTACAAGCACAGTCACGTTTGTAGAGTCTGAGGCTGAGTTTACCAGCAAGTACTGCCAGCTGAAGATGGCCGCTAACAAAGCCGGCCTTGCAGCCGCACCACGCGTATCGATTAAGAGCGCAAAGGTGAAGATTGAGCGCAACACTGAGGCCTACTATGAGGCTGGTAGCGTCACGCCTGCTGAGATTCACAATAAGGCGTTTGACGTGAGCTTTGAGTGTGAGCGCCGCTACAGCGACAACACGCTTAAAGATGCATCGCTTAAGAACACCAAGTACGCCCTCGAGCTTTCAATGGTAAACACCGACGACAAGATCGGTACAGCCAAGGACGAGAACCCATCGCTTAAGTTTACCTTGCCTGCCGTCGTTATCTCTGAGTGGGAGCGCGACCAAGGGCTCGATGACGTTGTTATGGAGAAGTTTACCGTGCAAGGCCTCTTCTCTGCTGCTAACGGCACGCAGATTGAGGCAGAGCTGGTGAACAGCACCGCAAGTTACTAATAAATCAAATAAGGAAAGGACACCAACCAATATGGGCCGTTTATCACAACAATTTGCAACCAAAGTAAGCCTAGCCATGCTAGCCGACAAGTACGGCAAGCTGTGGAAGGATGCTTACGTAGAGATTGCACCACTAACCATGAAGCAGCTGCCAGAGCTACGCAACTTCCAGGGTGAAGCTAGCGCAGATGGCGAGCTGACCGACGACCAGACAGCACAGTTGCTGCCTATGGTTAAAAAGGGTTTTGTGAGTGGCAAGATCGTCTTTAACGGTGAGCTAGTAGATGCAGAAGCTGATGACCTGGACGATTTGCCAGTGTCCGCAGCATCGCAAGTGATTGTGGCAGCGGTTGGTGCTACTGACCCAAAATAGTTAGCGACTTGGAGCGCGTCATTTACTACGATAGGCCGGCGAAGGAAGCAGCCACATTGGACTTGCTAACTCGCCGGCGTTATCGTAAAGAGTTTGGGTTAACCGCCCAAGAGATGGACGACGAGCCGGTCGCAGAGGTTAATTACATGATGAAGATATTCTACCTTGAAGACAAGCGGAGCGAGTACGAGAATAAAAAGGCAATGCGCCAGAATAGCAGCGTAAACAACCATGGCTAATACTATACAGATTATTATCAAGGCACGAGACCAAGCCACCCAAGAGATGGACAGGGTTAGTGCTGCCTCTGGGAAGCTTAAAAAGCACCTAGAGCCTGTTGGTTCGGCCATGAAGCTTGTGGGCGCTGGCGCATTAGCTGCCGGTGTAGCCTCTGTGAAGATGGCCGGTGACTACGAGCAAGGCTTGAACATATTCAAATCAGTATCTGGCGCTACAGCGCAGCAGATGGCCATGGTAGCCGCTAAAGCGCGTGAGCTAGGCCAAGATGCATCTTTGCCTGGTGTGAGCGCTAGAGACGCCGCAAATGCGATGACAGAGCTATCAAAGGCCGGCTTGTCGGTGAATGATACGCTTGCAGCATCAAAGGGTGTTATGTCGCTTGCTAAAGCGGGCCAGATTGACGTGGCAGACGCCGCCACTATTGCAGCCCAAGCATTGAACGCTTTCAAGTTGAAAGGAAGCGACGCCGGCAAAGTTGCTGACGTACTTGCTAACGGTGCTAACGCCTCCGCTACAGATATTCGCGGCCTCTCTCTTGGCCTCCAGCAGTCCGCAGCTGTCGCTAGCCAGTTTGGCGTGTCATTAGAGGACACAGTAACCACACTTGGTTTGTTCGCTAACCGTGGTATGCAAGGTTCTGACGCTGGTACATCACTTAAGACGATGCTTATTAGCTTGGCTAACCCAAGCAAAAAGGCCGCCAACCTTATGCATCAGTTGGGTATTAACGCCTACGATGCTAGTGGTAAGTTTGTTGGTATGCGGCAACTCGCCCAAAACCTCCAAAACGGGCTTAAAGGGCTGTCTGAAGAGCAAAAACAGCAAGCACTGGCCACCATCTTTGGCACTGACGCCTTCCGTGCGGCTGCCTTCCTGGCTGATTCGGCCGGCAAGTCATACGATGACATGTCAAAGGCTGTGGGCCGCTCTGGCGCTGCTATGGACTTGGCAAAGGCACAAAATAGCGGCTTTAACGGTGCGCTAGACAACTTAAAGAGTACATTGGAGACTGTTGGTACTGATATTGGTATGAAGCTGCTACCTCCTCTTACAAAGATCATTAAAGAGCTTGCAAACTCCGGTATCATTGAAGCCTTTGGTGCTGCCCTTACGGCGCTTACGCCCATTATCTCGTATGTCGCCTCCCTGTTTATAGCGCTAAAAATCAATCAGGTTATAGGCTGGTTCGGTGGCCTCTTCACTAAAGTTAAGGAAGCCGGCGGGGCTTTCAAATACTTGGCTGGCATCATTAGTAAAAACCCAATCGGGCTCATCATAACTGCTATTGCTATTGTCATTCCACTACTCATCGACCTTGAGCAACGTTTCCATATCTTTAGTAACGCCGTTGAGTGGATCAAGACCGCCTGGAATGGCATGGTTGAGTGGTTTACCGGCATCTTTAACGGTATAGGCCAGGCCTTGAGCAACGTATGGCAGGCTATCACTACAGCCTTTAACAACGTGACCGCTTTCTTGCAAAACTGGGGCCCGACCATCCTTGCCATCATGTTCTGGCCGTTCTCACTGCTCATCGGGCTTGTGATCACGTTTAAAGACCAGATTATGGCCGTGCTAAACGCTTTGTGGGGTGGCATATCGGCTGGATTCCAGGCTGTCACCGGCTTTATCCAAGCTGTTTTCCAAACCGCGTCTGCTGTCGTCATGGCTGTGTGGTCGCCTATCGCTGGCTTTTTCGGCGGTGTCTGGGCGCAGATCCGGGGCATCTTCTCTGGTGTCGGCAATTTCTTTGGCGCTGTGTTCGGCTGGGCGGCTAATGCGGCATCTGGTGCGTTAAACAGCATCATCGGCGTAGCTAGCGGCGTGTACAACGCTATTGCGAGCTTTTTCCGACCAATCGGTACTGTAGCTGGTAACATGATCGGTGGTACTATCCGTGGTGTCGTCAACGGCATCATCGGTATGGTACAAAACGGCCTTAACAGCTTTATCAGCATGATCAACGGTGCGGCCGGCATTATCAACAAAATACCTGGTGTGCATATTCCTGGGATACCTCACGTTGGCCTGCCTCGCCTCGCTTTCGGTGCGAAGAACTACGCCGGTGGTGTCACCTTGGTTGGTGAGCGCGGCCCTGAGCTGGTTAACCTTCCAAAGGGTGCTGACGTGTACACTGCCACACAAACAGCGAACGCCTTCCGGAATAGCCGAGGCGGTGGCGGCGGTGTTACAATACAACACATGGAAGTACACAACGACGTTGATGCGCACAATGTAATCGAGCAAATCGGCTGGAGGTTAGCACGGGGATGATCATTAAACTAAACAACTTTGTAATAAACGATCGAGAGAGTAGGTTTTACCTAGACACAGTAAAGGGTTTTGCCATTCCTGAGATTCGTACGAGTAGCGCCGTCTTGACTGAGAGAGACGGCGGCTACGTCGCCTCACAGTTCTACGGTATGCGCAAAGTGTCTATACAAGGGCGCATATTCGGCGAAGATGAAGCGGAGCTAGAGCAGAAGCGCAAAGAGATTATGGCGGCTGTGCGGCAAAGATCAATCGCTATTGAGCTAATCACTAACGCCGGCAACTCATACTTGGTAAATGGCCACCTGACTGATTCCGAGATGGACTTTGACCGTCTTATCAACAGTTCCGACTTTCGTTTTGAGTTTCTGTGTCCTGATCCTGTTATCTACGACAACACAGACGGTACAGCACTATCTGTACAGGTTGGCAAGCAGCGTGGTGGTGGTTACACCTTCCCGTATGTATTACCTGTTAGCTGGCAGTCTGGTAGTGGAGAGGTTACAGCGCGTAACAACGGTAATACTCCAGTAAAGCCTGTGATCAAGTTTAAGGGCAGCATGACCGACCCAACGCTGATTAATGTGACCACTGGCAAGCTTGTGCAGCTGTCTGGCTTTAGCGCGCCTGAAGGCAGTGAGGTTGTTATTGACACACGTACCCGCAGCGTCTTGCTGAATGGTGGTAATATCTTTGACGAGCTGAGCGACCAAAGCACATTCTTTAGCTTGCAGCCTGGCGATAACGTCTTTAGGCTGGAGAGCGCAAGCGGTGCTGACACAGTAGTAGCTATCGTTGAGTGGCGTAACGGCTTTATGGGGGTATAGCATGGACTTTAAACATGGCAGCGATTACGCATTTGAGCTATGGCACAAGAATGGCCAGAAGCTCGCAGACATTACCCATCTCTGTAAAAATCGGCGCTACTCTACTGAGCGCAACGAAGCTGACACCATCGAGTTTATGGTGGACTTGCACGAGTTTGAGCGGTATTGTGCTGGCATCGGTACGCCTCCGCAGTCGTTACTTTACCCGTTGCAAACAGACGTGCGGGTAAAGCGTAACGGTGTATACATTGTAGGTGGCCAAGTCACATCTACCACCATCAAGATCGACCAAGAGGCCGATATTGAAGTACGTGTGACCGGCTACCTAAACATGCTTAAAGATCGCCTAGTAACTAATGAATACCGCCAGACAGACGCCGCAGAGATTGCACTTGACCTTGTGCGCCGTATCCAGAGCGATAGCGCTGGTGATATGGGCATTGAAGTACCACACGACGGGCAATATATGACCGGCAAGCTACGTGACCGCACATACAAGCGTGCTGACGTTAAAGATAAGATACTGAAGCTTACCAACCTCATTGATGGCAATTTTGACGTGAGGGTTACCCCTGACAAGAAGTTTTACACACTGCCTACGTTTGGCTCGCCACGTACCGACATTGAGTTTGTAGTGGGCGGCCCTGAAGGCAACGTAAAGAGTGCAAGCATCGAACGTTCGGCTACTAGCGTGTACAACAAAATCTGGGGGCTTGGTTCGGGCTTTGGTGACGATCAAATCGTATCAGTGCAGAGTGACCCGCTGAGTATAAACGCTTACTACACCCGCGAGAAGGTGGTGACCTTTAACAGCGTTAAAGAGCAAAGCACACTAAACCAAAACACCGCTGCTGCTGTAGCCAAGTACTCTACTATGCTTGAGATTCCAAAGATCACCGTAACCGGCCGCGAGTTTGATACAAACTATATCAAGGTTGGTGACTACATACCTGTGCGCACCAGTGGCCACAGTATGATTGAGGGATTGAATAAGGTGTACCAGGTGCAAAAGATCGAGGTACACTTGGACGACAACGGTTTTGAAGAGCAGATCGAAGTGTATCTAGACGACTTTACAGTACCGCAGATCCAAGAGGATCAAGACGATGACTAGACTTGATCGCTTATCTGAAAACACTTTGTATGAGGAGCTGAGGCAACTCCAGATCGACTTTAGAGAGCTAAAATATACGCAACCCACCTCTGGTAAGAGCGGTGTGCGTACTTACGAGAGTGAGACAGGTCGTACATGGGACTACGACGGTACGATTCCTAACGGCTCACGAGAGATTACGGTGACATTTACCGGCAATGGATCGCAAACGCAGCCCATCGTAAACGGCTACATGTTTATGTATGTTGGTATGATAAACCAGGACGCGTGGAGCTTTCCACAATATAGCTCGATACAGGGCGGCCTATACTATGAAGACAGCGACGGCGCAGCAGTGACTGTGCGCAAGCTCATGGAGATTGACGAGTCACTAGCAGGTGACCCGCTAAAGACACGCTGGAAAACGCTCATACTAAACACCGGTAACATTTGCCGCCTCCGCTTAAAAGTGCGTGTACGTGGCACGTGCGCTGGTTACATAGAGGTATCGGTAAAATGACAGTTGAGAGAATGAGCGAGCTGCCAGGTGAGAAGCTCGAAGCTTTATTGTCCGAGCTAGAGCGAGAGATGGCAGAAATTAAAGAGTCGCAAATAATCAGTGGTGACAATATGCGCTTTACTGAGAGTAGCACCAATACCGTAGCCGACTGGCAAGGGCCTCTGCCGCGTGGTGGGCAGTTCGGCAATGCTGGCGCTAAATTCCTACGTGTTACAGCAACCGCCAAGCATAGTGAGGTGCTATTTGCTGACATTATCTTTGAGGCGCGGTATCCTGACGGCACGCTTGTATACGAGACAGACCAGAAGACAAAGCCGTTTGGCCAGTTTTTCAAGAGGATTGTGCAGCCCTTACCGCTTGTGTCCAACCGTACAAACCAGGTTGAGTGGCTAGTTGGCGTAACCGGCACAGCTGGGCAGACCGTAAGCATGAAAGTATACATAGTAGCAAACGATAATGTAGAAGTAGGAGTGGTAGAGCATGTCTAGGTTAGATATGATGACAGCTAACCGCCTTTACCAGCGCATCAATGCTTTGCGGCGATTCCGTGACGAGATAAAGCTAGGGCAGCAGGGCTTTGGGAGTGACAGCGTGCGCACAAGCATTGTGCAGAGTGGTAATAGGTGGGATGTTGATTTGGACAATGTCGGGTTTAACGATCGAGTGGTAGACGTTACATTTGTACCTAAGGACGGCGACCGTGAGGAGCTACGCAGCCTCGTGTACCGCCTTGTTGTCAAGTCTGAGACGCACGAAGCAGAAAGATCGGTAGATCATCATGTACAACGTTTACGCCCCGTAGATGGTACGCAGCGTTGGCAAATCGTGTTAGATGGTAACAGGCGCAATAACGGCATATGGCGCGGCAAATTCTACCTGTACGCTGCCGGTAGGGGCTCGCTGAAGATTAATATTTTGACTACAATATAAACTGAAAGGATTACACATAATGACAAGACTTGTATTTAACAGAGACGGAGGCAAGACCGACGAGTACGGCCACATGATTGGCTTTAGCTGGCATATCCAAGGCGATGTGCTTGGCGGCCTCGTAGTGACGCCTACTGACACCCCGGGCATGTCTGTGAAGGTAGACAGTGGTATTGCGGCCTTACCGCGTAACAGTGGTGGTAAAATGTACCGTATTTACTGTGGACTAGATGCACCGGAGGCTCTAACTATACCAACCGCTAACACGAGTAACCCACGTATCGATACTGTGGTGCTTTACGTTGACATGAAGGTAACGCCAACAACCGGTGTGACCAACAACAGCAACAACATGTGCAAACTCATGGTTGTACAAGGTGCGCCATCAAGCAACCCACAGGGGGCGAGCGAGAGCCAAATACAGTCTGCCGTGGGCGCTGGCAACCCATTTATTGGGCTATCCAAGGTGCGTGTGGACGCTGGAGTTACGCAGATTACCTTTAATAAGTGCGTCGACATTAGAGACTTTGCATCACCTGGTTTTGTTGACGGCCGTTTTATGAAAGATAAATCAATCAACTTTAAGGGCTACGGCGATAGCAGTATCGGCCGCAACGCAATCGACTGGACGCAGTTTAATGAAAATAAGTATTCCACAAGCGAAATTAACACCAACAAAACCTTTATCGACGGCAAGCCAATCTACCGCAAAGTGTTTAGATTTAACACAACTGGCAATGGACAAGAAAATGGCTTTGCCGACGGTACATTTGCTATGGTGGATAGCCTCATTAATTTTGATGCTGTTCTTAACATGGCTAATGGTGAGCGCTATCCGAACGGTTACACCAACCCGGCAGCCCCGAACTTGCAGTACTTCCAGGCAAAACTCGCAGTCTATAACGGTGTGCAACAACTCCGTTACAACACCCGGTCGGATGGCACAGCCCTAGTGATCATGGAGTACACCAAGCGATGAGCGAACTAATGCCAATGAATAAGTACGAGGTTAAAGAGGCTATAGACGATGCCATACAAAAGCACGAGGCACGCAAAGAGGGCAGCTTTGTGCCAATCTACGCGCTTGACCTGTACAAAAAGGACATTGAGGCGCAGATACGCGAGCTAGACGGCGAGATTAAAGACCTGAAGGCTGACGCGGCAGACGCAAGAGACCGCAACCGTTGGCTGTTTCGTCTCGTAGTCGGTGCTGTGATCACCTCATTTATTCCCATAGCTATCGCATTACTAAGTAGGGGGAGCGGGGGGTTGCTACGATGAGCAAGGTACGACACGCTGTAGAGTGGTTGAAAAGGGATAAGCTGCTTAAAGCGCTATCAGTAGCTATGATATTTAGCCTGGCCTTTAGTGGCTACACTCTCTTTAAAAGCCTTACACTACAGCCTGGCCAATCTGTCACTATAAGTGGCGGTGTAAAGGTTGAAAAGCCAGTAACTAGCATCACTAACGCCCAAGTAGACAAAAACGGCAATCTAGTCGTCTACTACTCCGACGGTGAGGCTCGCAATGTCGGTTCGGTTATCGGAACGTCTGGTAAAGACGGGGCAGACGGTAGAGCACCAACCGCTACAGAAATTGCTGTGGCGGTTAAAGCCTACTGTATCACCAATCAGTGTTCAGAGTCGCCCACTAGCGCACAAGTGTCCGCTGCTGTAGCATCATATTGTGCAAGCGGGAATTGTAAGGGGGGTGACGGTAAAAACGCATCTGACGAGCAGGTAGCCGCAGCCGTGGCGCGATACTGTGCGAACGGCAAGTGTAAGGGTGAGACTGGAGCTACCGGAGCGACTGGCGCAGCAGGCTTAAGCGGATTAAACGGGGCGAACGGCACAGATGGCCAAAGCCCCGTGTTAGCTTGTGTGGATGTTAAAGATAACTCTGGCAACCAAACGTCATGGATTGCCTGGAAGTATCCGAGCGAGCAGAATGGCGCGTACAGGCGTTTATACAAAATCGACCACCAACCTAATTGCATAACAATTTAATTAAATGGAGGTTTGCAATGGAACTTGCAAAACAACTACTTAACAAACACACTAAACTTGGGCGCGCAGTTCGTACTGGCCTACAGGTCGTGCTTGCTGTATTGACAGCAGCGCTTGGCTTGCTGGCTGTGCCAGGGCTTGAGAAGCAGCTTTTTGACCTTGGTTTTCTGCCGAGCATGGGCCTGTTTGCTACCTGGAGCGGTGCTATTAGCTACGCTTGGAACGCAGCAGAGGGCCTATACAAAGCTTTCTACGCTGACGACGAGAGCACGGAGGCTAAATAATGGCAGTAGATGCAAACGCACAAGACTGGGCAAGCAAGCGCATTGGCATCTTTTTCCCTGCTGGGCTGTCTGATAACACCGAAGGTGTGCTAACTGGGCAGTGTGTTAGCCTCATTAAGTGGTTTTTGGCTGAAATGTGTGAAAATGTACCGCGGCCATTCGCTGCCCGTGGTGATGCTAAAGACTTTGGCAACACACTCGTAGCACAAGGCATTGCTGATCGTGTCGGCGACCTAAAGCGTGGCGATATTATCGTCTGGCCTTACGACGGTGGCGGTTACGGCCATATTGGCGTTTATATGGGTGATGGTACTGTGTTTGAGGAGAACGTAAGCGCCAGCGGCCAACGTACCGCTGATTACGGTGTAGGTACTGTCTACAGCGCTAATGTCTCGCCAATCGACGCACCTTGGCGTATTGGTGGCTACAACATTTACCGCGTCCGTAGCTACGTTGAGAATATCGTACGAACCCGTGACCGCAGCGATGAGGTAAACTATCTTAACGGTTTGTACCACAGGGTACTTGGCCGCGACGTAGACGAAGGCGCAAAGAGTCACTACCTAAAGCAAATTGACGCTGGATGGAACTGGCAGCAAATCGAAGAGGACTTGGCCAACTCGCAAGAGGGCCGCATTGTGCGCCAACGCCGTGAAGAGGAAGCAGAGGCTGGCCGCAAAGCTATCCAGAGCCAGATAGATGAGATTAACCGCATCTACCAGCGCGTATTAGGCCGTGAGGCGGACGAGGAAGGGCTAAAGCACTACCGAGGGCAGATAGCCCAAGGTTGGGACTACGGCGCAATTGAGCGCGATCTGCTGGCCTCTGAGGAGTACCGACAGCGCCAAGAGGCTGTGACTCGAGCAGCTCACGAGGCGGAAGCTCGTGCAGAAGCAGAGGCAAAAGCCAAAGCAGCCGAGGAAGCCAAGGCCGCAGAAGCTGAGCGCCAAAACCGTGCTACTGTTCCTGAGCCTGAAACGCCAGAGACTCCAGCCGAGCCAGAAGCCAAAGAGGACGACAAAGCAGATGAAGATCACAAGATGCTTGTATCGATCCATAGTATGGTGCAATGGCTTGTAAACGCCATCCGTTCTATATTCCATATCAAGTAGTTGTGTATATCACACTGCCATTGGTAAAATAGAGGTACGACGTTTGAGTTATTCGCCCCCCTATGGGTACGTCGCAGCCCTGGTTGTCTCGTCCTTTCTCCAACCAGGTAACACGCCCCGCCGTTTTGTTATGTTTCCGGCGGGGCTTTCTATTGATTTGAAATAGTCATGTGCTATAATTGAGCTAGTGGAGGGTTTCGGCCTTCCAAGTACCTTGGTTTCCACAACCACTTTACCCTCTTTTCAACCCCTGCTGATGTAGAAGACAGTAGGGGTTTCCCACTTTCTGCTACCTTGTGACGGTAAACGATTCTACTGTGTCCACGTATACCGTGGCTTTATTTATATGGTGCTCATCCATTTCGGCCTCTATCTGTTTGGCGGCGTCGCTATAGTCGTACATGTCGACAATCTCGCCCTCCGACCTGAAATAAAGCACACCGTCTTTATCTTCTACGTGTGCATAGTGCATAAAACGCGACGTATACAGCACGCCATAACGTATTTGCTCTTTGATAGTCAAAGCTATATATCCTTTCTGTTTACCTTTATGTTTTTATAGTACGCTAGCGTCGTGCATAATGCAATAGAAAAAGCCGACATTATTGCCGGCTTTGTTCGTTACCTGTGGAAAACTACAGATATGCTTTTACAAGCAAATATGTGGCGATCGCCATAACAATAACACCAACAGCGCTACCGATAGCCTCGCCTTTTGTTTCTGCCTGTAGAATCTTAAATGTATAGCCTACACCAGCCCATATTGAGCACAGAAGGTAAAACCATACAAACAGCTTTACAAAATCAATTGTGATAGTCATTAGACTTTCTCCAAGTAGTTACCGTGATATGATGCTTTTTTATTTGTGTAGCCAAGCGCCGCAAGGACATGTCGGCCAAGATAATGTAAGTACCGTACAGCGCCATCTGACGCGTCCTGGCTCGTCTCATAAGGCCGTGTGGAGTGCGAAAGCTCCAGCGAGCCATCGTACACCACCCAGCCCCATTTACCGTCTTTAAACTGCTTTATTTGGACGTTTACATTACTTTTCGGCAGTTCGGCATTAGCAGCGGAGAGTGGGTTGGTGTACATACTTAATACCCGCTTTGCCATATCTGCACATTGTCTGTTGTCTACCATTCTTAAAACTCCGGTATGTTGTCAAAGTCAACTGGCCCATCAAATTCATCTGGCGTTGGCTGTTCTGGTTTTTTATCGATTGATGCTAGCAATTGTTCGAGTGTAGCCCCTTCGATTCGATTTGCTACCTCTTTTAGCTTCGCCACGGGTACTCTGTTCGGGTCGAGTACAGCGCCCTTGCCACCAATGGCAGCGCCAAGGATAGCTTTGCGGTCTTCAGCGCTCGTCACACCCTTTGCGGCGAGCCGCTTGCTCACTGCTACAATCTGGCGAACGCTAGCCATCGCCGGCTTTTGTTGCTTTTGCCCAACCTCTGGCGTCTGACTGTCCGGGTCTTCGTCGCCCTTGCTACTGATGTTGAATTGGCGCATCAAGTAATACTTAACGGCTGCTGTGGCTGCCTTATTGGTAGCCTTGTCGCCGTAGTCGGCTGCCTCGCCCTGCCATTTGACGACAAAACGATCGTCTGGCTTGTCGGCGTTTACTACTGTAAATTCAAAGTGGCATACAGTACTCACGCCAGAACTGCCACGGCTGGTCGTGATAGCGCTACGCTCCTGCTCGACCATACTTGGAATGAGCACGACACCGTACTTACTGAAAAGCTCACGGAACTTACCAGCGATGGTTTCGTACTCGATATATTTATACTTTTGCTGTTGGTTATTACCGTCTTTGGCAATAACCCCAATCTCGCCAGTTATCTTGGCAAGCTTTTGGTAAAGGTTTAGCTGTTGTGTTTCAGCCACATCTTGTCCTTTCGTTTTATATTACGTTTCTATTGTATATCAACGTCGTGCATAAGTCAAGCAAAATGGCTGGTTTTATTCATCCATTTGCTCGATCCATTCCGGCAGCGGCTCATCCTTGTGCCACCGCTTCCATGCCGCGATTGTTGCTTTCTTTGTGTTCATTTTGTATCGTTTTTGTGATTGTTTTGATTTTTCTGCTATCTTTTTGTAGTAGTTAGGGTCGCTATCTAGCAGCGCTTTTGCTCGCTTTTGACCTGGTGTCATTAAAACACCTCCTCGTTATTGTTAGTGTCTATTTTGTAGTTTTCAAATACCGCCTCATACTCTTGCACAAGTTCAAATCGGTGCTTGGTATGTATACCCCCTGATAGATATTTATCAACGATTCCTGCGGCCTCATCGTAGCCACACGCAAAGGTAGCGTAGTAGCCACGCTTTAACAGCTCAAGCAGCATAGCTGCCTGCTCTTCGTAGTGCCTGTTTGCCCAGTCGCCAGCCTTACGTACCTTATAGTCGCCCTCTCGTACCTTGCTGCCTGTCCTACGGGCGTACAAATGCACATCCTCACGCTTTAACTCGATGAGGAGGCCGTGTAAACCGTTCACAGGCTCTAGTATCGTTAGGTCTGGATAACCACGCCCGCTTTGTAGCCGTTTGTTTTGTGCGGACTGGCCTATAGTCATTTTAAGGCCAGCCGCATAGTCTGTGTGAAATACAGCAAACGGCCACTTAATCTTTATGTGATCCGCTACTCGTGCGTGTATGCTTGCCTCCGCTTTTGCGCTTTTTGGCCTTCTCTGCATAACTCTCCATTTCCTCTAGAATATATCTAGGCTTAAGGTTACTTGGCAATTTTTTCCAGTTCAGCGACTGTTTAATACGCTTTTTGAATAGTCGTAGATGCATTACTGCACCTCCAGCTTAAACACGCTCGTGTAGTTTTCTACATACTTGGCGTCGTTCAGCTCTTTAATCTCCTCATCGCTTAACACGCCGGACTCTTTAAGCTCTTTTACGAGCTTGTCCGCTGCCTTCACATCAACCACACTGATAGAGTCCATAGCGTCCTCATCCAGATATTTTTTGAGTGTTGGCTTGTGGTAGATATACTTGCTAGCCCGGCTAGAAAACTTGAAAACATAACCGTTGCCAGCGTCTAGCTCTTCATCGTCTCCCATCCGCACCAACATATCTTGCTTGATATGTTGCTTCATCCGCCGCGCCATCGCCTCCATCTGTGTTAGATATTCATAAGCGATGGCAGCAGCCTCTGGTGTGCTAGCGTCTAGTTCGCACAGCTCACCAGTGGCTTTGTTTACGTCTTGGATCATTTATAGTCTCCCCAATTCGTCTAGTATTTTATCTTTGAATATTTCAACAGCAGCATACACAAGTGTGACGCTGTCGTCGTCAAATTCTTTAACAAAAGCTACTGTCTTGGCCTCTACTTCGTCCATATCAATTTCGACACCTTCCACCAGCTCTTGTACTTTGTATTTAGTTAGTAGCATTTGCCACTTCCTTTGGTGTCGTATTAAGTTTGATATATTCGATCCAATTGTCTACCATCTCTTTGTGTTGCTTTGGCGTCTGGATCTTTATTTGGTAGCAAAGCGGGTCGCCATACTCGTAGTAGTCGCTGTCGCTGTATGTCTCCCATGTTTCGTCGTTAATTTTTTTCCATTCGTCCTCGTCGAAAAAGACAAACTCTTCAAATTCCGCGTGCACCTCTTCAAATGTTGGCTTTTTGTTAAATGTAATTACCTTATTTACCATTAGTATTTCATTGTCGTGCTCGCTGTATTTACTCAGTGACGATACGATATACTTACTCATACATCGCCACCTTCGTTGCCAAAATACCCATACGCTCACGTGGCGTTAGACCGCCGCGCATGCCGTACTCTACGTCGCCAGTCATAAGCGCATCTGCTAGACACTCACCCCTTACTGGACACTCTGCGCAGATTTTGCGGGCGTCGTTGTAGTTGTTGTACCCGTTGTAGTCATCCACATACGCTTTATTCTGTGGAAAGAAAGCTTCCGGGTCTGTTTGTGCGCATAGTGCGCTGTCTCGCCATTTCTCACTCATCGCTACCGCTCCCGTCTTCGTTGAGTGTGTCAAACAGCTCGTTTGCTGTCACTATAGTAAGATGTGGCGCTGTGCCAGCCATTAGCGAGCTACAGCTTTTAAATGTTTGGTCGTTTGTCATCGTAACCTTCCAATCATAAATATTTTTATATCGTCGACAAAAGCCGGCGCATTAATATCACCGTCCTTGCCGTCGTAAAGAACATCGTTTAGATTCTCTACGAGCCATCTCCTGGTAATCTCCATAATCTCGTCTGCCTTCATACCATTATTAGTTGACTTGTCGAGCACTTCTAAAATTTGCTGCTTCACTCCCACTCTCCCATCTTCTCGCCATAATCAATTGTTAAATCTATAGCTTTTTCAATGTCTGTTATTGCTTCAGCTAGTTGCTTTCGGTAGTATTGTGGCCGGGCAAGCTCTTTGATAAGCCAGTCTTGCACCTCGCCAAGCAGCGCTACTGCCTGGTCTACAGTCTTTACGCTGTCTTCGCCGTCATTGCTTTTTAAATCTTCAAGCACTTTTGATCCTTTCTACCTTTGTTATTCGGTATGAGAAAATCATACCTTTTTGTTGTTCAAGCT